TATGCTTTGGTTTTTTGTAGGTAGTATTGCAATCATAATAGTTATGTTTGGATTCTGCCTTGTTAAAATGGCTAACGAATTAAATTAAGGACTGCGACAAATTGTCGCTGCGACATTATGTCGCATTGACATAACCTGTGGTTGTATTTTGGTTTAAGCTACAAGCCTCAAGCCTGCGACACTATGTCGCATGTACACGAACCGTGGAAAGTGCTAAAGTATTTATAGACTAATTAAAAGCTACTTGTTTAGAATCTTTTAATTAGTCTACTAGAAAGGAAAACTAACAGAGGAGTAAAACATGGGACTAGACCAATACGCAGGCTTCAGAGATGAAGAAGGCAAAGTAAAAGAAGAATTTTATTGGCGTAAACATGCTAGATTGCAAAAGTTTATGGCAGTAGAATTCAGAGAACAAAATAAAACAAAAGAAGAAAATAATTCTATTGATGACTTGCAACATCTTGGTTTTAATGGTGGACAAGGTGGTGTAAAGATTACAGAAGAATTAATTAAAAAATTAGAAGAAGCATTTAAAAATAAATACTATGATTATTTTGCTTCCGATGGTTTCTTTTGGGGACAACAATTCCAAGAGGAACAGGCTACAGAATACGCACAACAAGATGAAAAATTTATTGAGTGGTGCAAAGAGCAATTAAAAGCCAAAAAAGATATTGGCTATGATTGCAGTTGGTAATGATTGAACTATTTGGAATACACGCCACGGATTTTTTGTTGGCGTGTATTCTATTAACAATATGGTGGATGATATGGAAAAATTAAAAAAATTAGGATTTAAAAAAATTAAAACAGAACCAGGGTTTGTTATGTATGAATTAAACCCGGCCACGCTGCGCGGACCGGTGAGCGATACAAAATCATTTGGAAGGCACCGAGAAGCGTCAAGCCAAATAAGCTCCAAGCCTCAAGCCTCAAGCCTGCGTCGATATGTCGCAGATACAAAAAGCAAAAAATAACTATATTACAACTCATGAAAACCAATGAAGCTTTGAACCTGGTCGGCGGCCTGAGTAAACCGTCTAAGATGCCAGGTTGGGCGTATGGTATACCTGCAAAAGAATGTAAGACTGGAGCGAAGCTGCAGCAGGTGAAGGGGTCAACTTGCTACAATTGTTATGCTTTAAAAGGTTGTTACATGTTCCCCGTTGTGCAGGCTGCACAATATAAAAGATTAAATTCTATAAACCATCCGGCGTGGATCAAAGCAATGGCGATGTTGATCAACTCTAAAAAAACAAAATTTTTCCGTTGGCACGATTCGGGAGACGTGCAGAGCGTCAAGCATTTAGCTAAAATATTTGAAGTGTGCAGGCGGTCCCCGGACGTCCAGCACTGGATGCCGACACGTGAAGCGTGGGTAAAGCCATATCTTTCTAGAGCTCCAAAAAATTTAGTAATACGATTTTCAATGCCGATGGTGGACCAAGAGGCAGCGACAAGCTGGCCTCATACTTCAACTGTAGTGTCTGGACCTGGCAGGACTTGTCCTGCGCCGGAACAAGACAATGCATGCGGAAGCTGCCGAGCGTGTTGGGATCCTTCTGTTAGGAATGTTGCATATGGTAAACACTAATGTGCAGCGCGGCGCGGGCCGTAGGCCCGCGTCAAATTGTCGCGCGTCAATTTGTTTGATTGACAAAGCCTCAAGCCTCAAGCCTAAAAGCTTCAAGCCTCGAGCCCTATAAGCGTCAAGCCTCAAGCCTCGAGCCCTATAAGCGTCAAGCCTCAAGCCTGCGTCGATATGTCACATTGACAACGCTACGCGTCGTGCGGTTCGTTGATTAAGATTCGTTGGATATGTTCCCAGTCATTCATGGCCAAGCATGGCGTTTCGCGATGATCTGTCATTAGACCGTGGATCGCGGAGCTTTCATAAAGTTTTACGCAAGAGGAAGAGGCTTCTTCTACTATGATAAAATTCCGTTTTGTTCTGATCGTATGAAATAGAATTTGATGTGGTGAAAATGATATTTTTGGACCTCTTGCAATCTTCATCTCTAACATGAAAAAAGCACATAAATCATTGTATCCTAATAAATCTGGAACGCCAAAACTGCTCCAAGATTCTAATCTTGTCCAACTAATTTTAGGTGTATTTTTTTTAATTTTTTGCCAAAATTTTGATTCTGGTTTCATCGTACAAGGTTAAACCTGGGGCCCAGTATCAGTGGGTATACAAATGACACAATCGTCCACGTCGTGAGCCGACCCCAGGATTGTTATTCGGAGTAACTATATTGATTTGTACGGTAAATTACGGTATAAGTCAAGTGTATGGCTTTAGTAGATAAATTATCAGAACGACAAATTAAGTTTGCAGAATTGCTTGTGTACAATGAAGGTAGGAAATCAGCATCTGAATGTGCATATGAAGCAGGTTATGTAAGCAGACCAAGACAGGCTGCATCTGAATTACGCAATCCAAAATACTCACCTTTAGTAGTTAAATACATAGGTGAATTAAGAGCTGAAATACAAGAAAAGCATGGTATTGATTTTAATAGGCATCTTGGAGAATTATCTAAACTAAGAGATGATGCTTCTAAAAAAGGTGCATGGAGTGCTGCCATAAATGCAGAGATAGCACGTGGTAAAGCAGCAGGATTATATGTAGATCAAAAAATAGTTATGACTGGTAATTTAGATAAAATGTCAGAAACAGAATTAGAAAACAAATTAAAACAAATTTTAGAAGAGCACAAAAATATAATTAATATTACTGAAACTGAATATAAAATAGTAGAAGAACCAGAAAAAGAAAAAGAATTGGTTGTTGACGATAACAAGAAATAATCTTATTATAAACTATCAATGGAAACTTTTTTAATTGTTCTTTTAATAAACGTACTTTTGTTTTTAATATTACCATAATTCTCTCCTTGTGAGTTTGGACCTTTAACCGGTGGTAGTTGGCTCCATTTAACATGGGGCATATTCTTAGTTAATGTTTTATTTTTCATAAATCTAATTTTTCTAATTTAACAATACACCCTGTTGGATATACATTTCTATCAGAAAATGTTTCTTCAGTGCTATCATAACTAGCAAAACTTCTAATGCAAGTGCTATCCTTACTAAATACATAACCATAGCTAATCATCTCTGTAGGTTTTAATTGATTGAACTCATTAACATCAGCGTGTCCAGAATCGCCTACTATGTCAAGCCAAGTGATCTTGTAGAAGTAATATCTTTTTTTATTAATTAACAAGGATCTATATTTTGATTTTTTATTTTTCCTAGTCATAACCTCTTCTAACATATAAGGCGAACTTTGACCCCTATAAAGTTTTTTTTAAAAACAAAAAAAGTCTCGCGCGGAGAGTACAAATCAATGGCTATTTTCCTTGTTCATTTAACCCTCTGGCAAGACATAAAAAAAGATAATAAAAACAGTATCTTATTCCTGCCACCACCACCGCCCCTATCAGACCTTATCACAAAAAAAAACATGAGGGGTCAGATTCCTCCTTATATCTGGCAAACACCTAGATAATAACCATATGTTTACTATAAAAGAAAAAAGTCAATTAAATCAATCCCCGCTCCGCGCTCCCCGTTTCTCTATCCATTTTCCACTTGTCACCGGACATCGGAACGCGTATCTTTGTGTTCCCAACTAACAAAAGGAGCAGCAATGCCAAAGAAAAAGAACGAAACTATCGAAGATATCTTAGATAGAATTGAAGAAGACATACAAATAATCAGAGATAAAGCCATGGAACAAGATGATATGGATGATGATTTTGATGATGACCAAGACGAAGATGAGGATGAAGACGAAGAATAAATAATCTTATGGTGTGTGGCAGAAATGTCACACACTACCAACCTTAAAAACCTAAAGCTGTAATTTCCTTGTGAGTTCTAATCAATAATTGTGGGTAATCTTTGTTAGTAGAATAGTTATATAACAGGTGAAAATACCTATTTACATCATTAACTCTAAGCTTTGATTGCAATAATCTTTCATTTCTAAAGGAAACGTAGGAATCTTTAGTGTTTAACAGATTCATATAATAGCTTATAGAATGGCATTTAGACTTAAATTTAGCCACTCTAAACGTCGCATTTGGGTTGTCCCTAGGAGCCATACCGGTATGTAAATTTTTAAACTGATATATACCCATTAAATTGTTTCCCTCTTTCGCATATCTTGATCTACCATAATTAGATTCTAATGCTGCTTGAGCTAAGAGTAGTTTTCTTGGTATTCTATCTTCTTTCTTAATGTTTTTTTCTAAATAATCCGCGCATTTATTGACGGATTCAATGAATTCC